CATCGGATGGACCTGTGGTTCAGCGTTTGCGTTCCACTTCGTGCTTGAGCCTATCATCCTTGACGTCTATGTGCTTGCTGGCAATGTAGCTCCCCCCATGCCCGTGTTTGATATGAATAGCCTATTGACGGTTCTCGGTGGGCTCCTCGGCCTCGGAACCATGCGCACGGTTGAATATGTCAAAGGAGTGATGAAAAAATGAAATTTGAAGAAGCCCTGCGGTACCTCCTTGCTGAAGAAGGTGGGTACGTCAATCACCCGAAAGACCCTGGCGGGGTGACCAACCTCGGCGTGACAAAGCGTGCGCTTGAAGATTGGAAAGGCGGCACAATCAGTAATGACGAGATGCGTAGCCTTACACCCGAAAAAGTTGCGCCGTTCTACCGCCAACAGTACTGGGATAAATGCCGGTGCGAAGACCTTCCGCCCGGCGTTGATTTTCTTGTTTTTGACACCGCGGTAAACATGGGTCCCGGCGCGGCGGCTAAACTCTTGCAGGAAGCTGTTGGTGCAAAGGTAGACGGCGTTATTGGACCGATGACTTTGACGATGGCGAAAACAACGATGCATTACGCAGCGGTGGTGCAGATGTCTTTTTTGCGGGCACTGCGATACATGAAAACAAAAAATATTGAGATTTTCGGAGCTGGCTGGGCCTCACGATTGAAAAGAGTGCAGGGCGAAGCGGTTAAAGATTCTATTCACATAAAATAAACCCCAATGATATACTTCATCATCCTTATTCTTATCATCGCTGCGCTGTATGTGGGCTACGCCTACGGACAGGAGTTTATCAACTGGATAAACGACACTATTGAAAGAGTGCGAGCGCTTTATAAATGCATTAAAAACTGCTTCGGAAAATAAGGTTTTGTTTTCTGCAAATATTTTTCTTTTTTACAGTAACCACGCATGCTGTACGAGCCTGCTCTTCACCATTTCTGACGAGGATTAGATGGCGTACACCATGACATACAGCAGTTTGCTGGAAGACGTCCGCAATTACCTTGAGCGCGGGTTCACCGCCGAAAGCGACCAGATTGTCTTTGACCAGCTGCCGCGTCTCGTCACCCTCGGCGAACGGCGCATCGCCAGAGAACTGAAGATTCAGGGGTTCATCCGTAGCGTGCAGACCACGCTCGCCGTCGGTACGGCCGTTTACCTCAAACCCGACCGCTGGCGCGACACCATCAGCATCTCGGTCAACAACCAGCCTCTACAGACTCGCTCATATGAGTATTGCCGCAGTTACTGGCCCGATGAGTCTGAAACTGCCGCTCCGGAGTTCTACGCCGATTACGATTATCAGCACTGGTTGATTGTCCCGACCCCCTCAACGGCGGGGACGCTTGAAGTGGTCTACTACGAACAGCCCGCCCTCCTTGGTGACGACCAGCAGACCAACTGGATTACGGAATACGCACCCGACCTTGTCCTGTACGCAGCCCTTCTGGAAGCAGCCCCGTTCTTAAAGAACGACGAACGCATTCCGACGTGGCAGGCCATGTACGACCGTGCAGCCAAGGCACTCGCCGGAGAGAACAGTGGCCGCGTGCTTGACAGAAACGCTAACAGGAACGACGCATAATGACAGTTTACACGGACACTTTTGGTGGCGCAAACATATACCCGAGTGAGATAAGCTACAGCACGGTGACGCTGGACTCTGACGTCGTGCTCAGTTGGCCGGAAGAAACTTCCGCAAGCGACAACCTCGCCACTCGTATTATTGACGTTGCGCCTACCGCATCAGGTTTCAGTATAACGATGCCTGACGCCCGCCAGAGCGGCACAGGGAACACCGTGCTGTTCAATAACAAAGGCTCATACACTTTCACTGTCAAAAATGCCGCGGGCACAGTCATTGCTAGTCTGCTCGCCGGCACTCTGTGGCAGATATATCTCACCAGCAACACCACCGAAGCCGGAGCATGGAGCACGCTGCAGTATGGTTCCACAACATCATTAGCCACAGCAGCGTCTCTAGCCGGCACAGGCATCACTGCCGCAGGCTCTCTGCTCAGCCAGAGCGTCCCGGTTTCTGACTTCAACACGGACTATACCGCAGGTAACTCCGACCGCGCAAAGATGTACAACTGGAGCGGAGCCAGCGGCACGCTCACTCTTCCGGACCCTGTAACCGTCGGCAACAGTTGGTTCATTTACTTGCGCAACAGCGGAAGTGGATCCATCACGGCAGACGCCCCCGGGTTGTCCGAGATTAACGGTAGTTCAACCGTGGTGTTCAACCCCGGGGATTCAGCCATCATCGCTAGTGACGGAACAGGGTTTTACACTGTCGGGTTTGGCCAGAGCGCAACCTACACCTTCAACTATACCGTCATCAACCTCGCCGGAGGAGTTGACTACACGCTCAGCGGTGCGGAACTCAATCAGGTTGCGTACAGGTTCACCGGAGCGATTACAGCAGACATCAATGTCATCGTCCCTGACACCGTTCAGCAGTACTGGGTTGACAACCAGACCACAGGGTCGTTCATCGTCACCGTCAAGACAGTTGCAGGCACAGGCGTCACCACCGTGCAGAACCAGCGCATCATTCTATATTGCGACGGAGCGGACGTACTGAACGCTGAATCAGCCTCAAGCCTCAGCCTGCCTGTTTCGGTCAGCCAAGGTGGAACGGGGGCAACTTCAGCTTCTTCGGCGCGCATAAACCTAGGAGGCACGGCCACAGGTGTGGCGATTTATACTGCGGCTAACGAGGCGGTTGTGTGGAGTACGCTCGGCGCTGCCCCGGTAGGCACGGTTGATGGAGGGTCGTTCTAGTATGCCGACAACCACTGCACCACTTAAAAGTCAACCCGGCATCAAACGTGACGGAACCAAGTTTGAGGGTGACAATTACACCGACGGACAGTGGGTGCGGTGGCAGCGTGGGCTTCCTCGCAAGATTGGCGGGTACCGGTCGGTGCAAAGGTTCCTTACGGAACTCAGCCGTGGGTTTACCACCTTCACGCAGCAGCGCTTCAATTACTGTCATAGCGGAAGCCAAAACCTTTTGGAGCGGTTCACGCTTGACGGAAGCGGCAACAGTTCAATCATCGCTGACCGCACTCCCGTAGCCATTGCGGCCACAGGCACCGTCACCCTGACGGGTGGAGCAGCAGGTTCAGTAGACAGCATCATGGTTGACGGAGTGGAAATCATGAGCGCAAGCGTGCCGTTCACTGCGGACCTCGGCACTACAGCCTCCAACGTCGCCAGCAATATCACGGCGTTCGCCAGCGTTCCAGACTACACTGCGACTTCTGTTGGCCCAGTCATCACCATCGCGGCAGCCACAGCGGGCAGCGCAACTAACTACTATGAGGTGGAGTCCACAACTACGACCCTCACAACGGTGGACACCGATATGGCCCGAGGTAGTGACGCACTGGTGATGAACGCCAACAATAAATGGATGTTTGGCTACCAGTACGACAGTTCCACGAGCGACAACTACATATTGGCCCACGTCGCACCGAACCTCAGCTGCTCATGTAACGCTGAAGCGGGGCAGATTTTTTTCGGAGACGTGCTGGGTACGGACCCTCTGAAGAGTGTTCGCATCCCTGATGGAGCAAACTGCACTGGCGGAATCGTGTCGCTCCACCCGTACCTGCTATATTATGGCACTGACGGCATCATCGGATGGAGCAAAGCTGGCGAACCGACCAACCTCGTTGACCTTTCGGGAGGCGCAGGTATTGCACGACCGTGGGGACAGAAAATAATCAAGGGACTCCCGCTGCGTGGTGCAACCGCCTCAGGCATCTTCTGGGCGTGGGACGCAGTCCTTCGGGCGCAGTTCACCGGAGGAAGCACGGTTTTTTCCTTTGACGTGCTGACGAGCGACAGCTCAATTCTGTCAAGCGATTGCGTCGTTGACTACGACGGTGTGTTCTATTGGGCTGGAGTTGACCGGTTCCTTATGTTCAATGGCGTCGTGCGTGAAGTGCCAAACACCATGAACCTGAACTACTTCTATGAAGGACTGAATCAGGCGGCACGCTCAAAGGTCTTTGCGTTCAAAGTTCCTCGCTACGGGGAGATCTGGTGGTGCTACCCTCGCGGTTCGGCCACCGAATGCACCCACGCCGTCGTATATAACGTCCGCGAGAACGTATGGTACGACACGGAACTGCCCGACACGGGGCGAAGCGCAGCGCACTATAGCAACGCTTTTGCTGCACCGGTGATGACTGGTGTAGTCGGAAGCGGTGGAGATTACCG